AAATGTCACCGCCCTTGTCAGTCTAATCCCTATTATAACGCGCAAGTGTCAAAAAGGAAACACTTTTTTCTCGAAAACAGAAAAAAGTTTCCTTTAGGGGTTTACAAATCCAAAATGATGCGCTATGATTGAGTAGTCTTAAGGAAACTTTTTAGAAAGGAGGACGCCTAAATGCTCAATGCTAATGCTCTTCGCGCCTCTATGGTTGAGAATAACTGCAGCGTCAGAGAGCTCGCAGAAATCTGTGGTCTCAAGCCTAAAGCCTTTTACCAGCGCTTGAATGGCCGTGTTGATTTTCGTGTTGGCGAGATCATCAAGTGCTCCGGACGCTTGCATCTCTCCGTGGAAAAACGCAATCAGATTTTTTTTGCGGAGGAAGTTTTCTAAAGGAAACAAATGCCCGCCGAGGCAACTTTAGAGCAAACCGAGAAACTGGCGTGCACACAGATTCTCGATTATGCAAAAACCTTTTTTCAAGACCCTAAAAACCAACAAGCCTTTCAAATATGGCTCAAATCTAAGGAGGAACGACAAAATGGCAACGATCAAAGTTGAGGTCACTTATGACCCGAAAAAAGAAACTCTGAGTCAGGCGCTCGCCAGTCTTCTGACTGAAAAGCCTGAACACACAGAGATCACCGCACAGATGTCTCTTTTCGATAACCCCGCCCCCACGGAAACACCTACTGCCCAGGCCTCCACCGAGGCGCCCCAGGAGTCCCCTGCGGAGTCCGCGCCTGAGACCCCTGATACTAAGCCTGCTGAGGCGAAGACGATCTCTAAGGCTGACGTAAGAGCCCTCGCGGTCAAGCTCTCTAAGAATGACAAGGCCGCCCTCAAAGCGATCTTCAAGGAGCTTGGTGCCGCAAACCTGTCCGCCGTCAAGGAAGAAGACTATCCCGTCTTCTATGAGAAGTTGGTGGCTGCTAATGGCTAAACATGCTCTCTTATCTGCCAGCGGCGCGCATCGGTGGCTCCTGTGTACGCCGAGTGCCCAGCTCGAGCAGAAGTTCCCCGCGTCAACCAGCGCTTACGCCGAAGAGGGCACGGTTGCGCACGCTCTCGCAGAGCTCACAACGCGCTACTTCCTCGGTGAGCTTGATGAGGTCGCCTATGAGAACCAGATCAAATCTGAGTTTGAGCCGAACAGCTACTATAATGCAGAAATGCGTGAGTGCGCGGTCGCCTACGCGAAGTTCGTGGCTGGCCGCCTCGCCGAGGCGAAGAAGACTTGTCCCGACGCAATGATTATCCTCGAGACTCGTCTCGACTTCTCGAAGTATGTGCCCGGCGGCTTTGGCACCGGTGACTGCGTGATTATCGCCGAGCCGATTCTCGACGTGATCGACTTTAAGTATGGCAAGGGCCATCGCGTCGAGGCTGAGGACAATCCTCAGATGCAGCTCTACGGCTTGGGCGCGCTCGAGCAGTTCGGCGATCTCTATGAGATCAAGACCGTTCGTATGACGATCTTCCAGCCGCGGCTCTCTGGTATCGAGGATTCTTCCGAGAAAACCGTCAAAGAGCTTACCTCCTGGGGCAAGAGCTATGTCAAGCCGAGAGCCAAGCTCGCAGACAAGGGCGAAGGCGACTTCGCGCCGAGCGAAGAAGCCTGCCGTTTCTGCCGTGTAAAGAATCAGTGCCGCGCCCGTGCCGAAGAGAACCTCAAGCTCTTTGACGAGAGTCCTGACCCGTTGCTCATCTCTCCCGAAGAGGCAGGCGCGATTCTTGCCAAGTCTGCGGATATTGAAACCTGGCTCAAGGACCTGCGCGAGCTTGTGTCTGGCGCGCTGACCGCCGGTGAAACGGTAACCGGCTGGAAAATGGTCGAGGGCCGCAGCAACCGCAAGTTCGCGGACGAAGACAAGGTTGTCGCGGCTATGAAGGCCGCCGGCTATGACGAGTCTCTTCTTTATGACCGCAAGCTCATCACGCTTACGCAGATGGAGCGCGACTTCGGCAAGAAGACCCTCGCTGAGATTCTCGGCGACTTGATTGTCAAGCCGCAGGGCGCGCCGACGCTTGCGCCTGAATCGGACAAGCGACCCGCGTATCGCTTTGAAGATCAGGTCCTCAAAGCCTTTGACGAGTAAGAGGAGGAAACGACAATGGCGCAATCGAAAAGCCGGCGGCTCCTGTATCAGCAGGCACGCTTGATTCGTATTCAGTGGGCCGTCATTCTGGCGCTCGTCTGCACAATCATTCTCATGGCGATTTTCCTGCCGAAGGCAAAAGCCGTTGAAGAGACTGCAGCTCCGACCTTAGAGCTTGAGCCCACGTCGTATGTGACGCCTGAGGTCATGCCTGCGCCGATTATCGAGGTTGAGCCCGAAGAGATCGAACCCGTTCTCGAAGAGCTTGGCGAGTTCCGTCTGACCGCGTATTGTGCTTGCCGCAAGTGCTGCGGGAAAGACCCTGGCGACTTTGGTTACGGCGTTACCGCATCTGGCGCGGTCGTTGAAGCTGGCCGAACGATTGCAGTCGACTCCTCTGTTATCCCTCTTGGCTCTGAGATCGTGATCGACGGGCATACATACGTTGCCGAAGACACGGGCAGCGCCATCAAGGGGAACCGCATTGACATTTACTTCGATACCCACCAGGAAGCATTAAATTTCGGCGTTCAGTACGCTGACGTCTACATTATTAAAAATTAAAGGAGATTTTTACAATGGCTACTGCTACTCAGATCACTACCGGTCGCGTTCGTTTTTCCTACGTCAACGCCTTTACCCCTCGTGCCGCGCAGGAAGGCGCTCAGCCGAAGTACAGCGTGACCCTGCTGATTCCGAAGACCGACAAGAACACGATCGCGAAGATCAAGGCCGCGATCGAGGCTGCGAAGACCGCCTACCTGCAGAAGCACTCTGGCAAGAAGTTGCCCTCCGCTCTGAAAACCACTATGCACGACGGCGACGGCGAACGTCCGAACGGCGGCGAGTTCGGTCCTGAGTGCAAGGGTCACTACGTTATGACCTGCAGCTCCAACAACAAGCCTGTGATCGTCTATGCCGACAAGACCCCGATCACCGAGGCGAGCGAGCTCTATTCCGGTTGCTACGGCCGCGCGATCGTCAACTTCTATGTCTACGATACGAACGGCAACAAGGGCGTTTCCGCAGGCCTGAACGGCATTATGAAGCTCAGCGACGGCGAGCCCCTGTCTGGCGGCGTCGTGACTGACTCCGACTGGGACGATGACTTCGAGGACGAAGACGACGATCTCCTGAACTGAGCCCATGAAGATCGTCTGGCACACGATTCCCGACTTTCCTGAGTATGAGATCAATCGCTTAGGAGAGATTCGGCGCAAGAGTACGGGGCGCGTGTTAAAGCCTTTTGACGATCGGCGCGGTTATCTGCGAGTAAGCCTGAACGGCTGCAATGTGAAGGTTCACTTGCTCGTCGCAAGAATGTTTGTGCCGAATCCGCACGGCTATCCCGTTGTGGACCATAAACGTGGCAATAAGCATGATAACCGCGCCAGCCAGCTCGAGTGGTGCACGATCGCAGAAAATACGCGGCGTGCCCACGCCCTCGGGCTTTACCCCCCCGCAATAGCAAGAAGGGAGCAAGCACATGAAAACTCTCGCAATCGATATTGAAACCTATTCCTCTGTCTCTATTCAAAAAGCCGGTGTTTATGCTTACGCGGCGAGTCCTGATTTTGAGATTCTGCTCTTCGGCTATGCCTGGGACGATGGTCCTGTTGCGGTTATCGACATGGCGCAAGGCCAGAAGCTACCCCAGGAGCTCCAGGACGCCCTGTATGACCCCGAAATCCTCAAGACAGCATTCAATGCGTCTTTTGAACGGACTTGTCTGAGCGCGTTTATGGGTCGCGTGACTCCTGCAGATCAATGGAGCTGTACCGCAGTCATGGCCCGTGAGCTTGGCTTGCCTGGTAGCCTGGAAGCTGTTGGCGAAGTGATTGGCTTGCCTGAGGACAAGCAGAAGTCGAAGACAGGCAAGGCCTTGATTCGATACTTCTCAATTCCCTGCAAGGCCACAAAGGTTAACGGCGAGCGCACGCGCAATCTTCCTCACCATGACCCCGAACGGTGGAACCTCTATGTTGAGTATAACCGTCAGGACGTCGTGGCGGAGCGTGCGATCAGGAAGCGCCTGCAAAAGTTCCCCGTGATTCCCAGCGAGCACGATCTCTGGATAATCGACCAGCATATCAACGACCGCGGCGTCGGCGTTGATACGGTCCTCGCGGAAAACGCAGTTGCGATCGACCAGATCGTAAAAGCTCGGCTGCTCGATGCCGCAAAGGAATTGACGGGCCTCGACAATCCGAAGAGCGCCGCGCAGCTCAAGTCCTGGATTGAGGAAGTCTCTGGCTTTGAGGTGGAGAGCCTTAATAAAAAAATGATCGGCGACGTTCGCAGCGGCACCAATAATGAAGAGGTCCACGCGATGCTCGATATTCGTCAGGGCCTTGCGAAGACCTCAACTGAAAAATACAACGCGATGCTCCGCACGGTTTGCCCTGACGGTCGTATCCGAGGCCTGACCCAGTTCTGCGGTGCCGCGCGCACCGGGCGCTGGGCCGGGCGTTTGGTGCAGATGCAAAACCTGCCGCAGAACAAGATGCCGGACAGCGAGCTTGACGCGGCGCGGCGCTTGGTTCGTGAAGGCGATCTTGAGACTCTCGAGATGCTCTTCGATGATACGGCAGGAACGCTGTCCCAGCTCATTCGTACGGCCTTTATCCCTAAGCCTGGCTGCAGGTTCATCGTGGCTGACTTCTCTGCGATCGAGGCGCGCGTGCTCGCTTGGCTCGCAGATGAAGAGTGGCGCATGGACGTCTTCAACACGCACGGCAAAATCTATGAGGCCTCGGCCGAGCAGATGTTTCACCTGCCGAAAGGGTCTGTCAAGAAAGGTGACCCGATGCGTCAGAAGGGTAAAATTGCTGAGCTTGCCTTGGGCTATGGCGGTTCCGTTGGTGCCATGAAGAGCATGGGCGCTTTGGCAATGGGCCTTGAAGAGTCTGAGCTCAAGCCGATCGTCAATAGTTGGCGCGCGGCGAATAAGTCGATCACGAAGTTCTGGTGGGACACGGACGCTGCCGTTCGTCGGTGCATTACGACGCAGGCTCCTGTTGATCTACCGCATGGCATGAGACTTCGCAAGCAAGGACCGCTTATGCGCCTGCGCTTGCCGAATGGCCGAGAGCTCAGCTACGTCAAGCCCCGTGTCGATGGCGACGACAATATCACCTATGAGGGGACAATTCAGTCCTCGGGCGGCTGGGGCCGTATTGAGTCCTACGGGCCGAAGTTCGTGGAGAATATCGTTCAGGCTACCGCCCGTGACTGCTTGGCTGAGGCTATGTTTAGACTTGAGGCCGCCGGCTTCCCGATCGTCTTCCATGTTCACGACGAAGTGATTTGCGAGGTACCGGTTGGCGTCAGCTCTGCCGAAGAGTTGGGTGCGCTTATGGGACAGCCGATCTCCTGGGCCCCGAATCTACCGCTTCGCGCCGACGCTTATGAGTGCGAGTATTACCGCAAGGACTAATTTGGAGGAAGAACAGTGACTAAGAAAATCTTATTAAAATGGCTCGAAGGGCAAAAGAATAAGGCCCTTAAGCAAGTCGACGCGCAGGAGAACGCCGCGCGAGCTGCGTTACTCGCAGAAAAACTCGAGCACACGAAGTTCGCCGAGATGGTTGCGTATGTCGAGCCGCGTCTGACCGAAGTTTATGACTATATGATGGACTGGCACAAGAAGAATGAGGAGCTCGCAGGCCCCTTGTCTATGAGTTGGGGTACAATCCTGTACTCAATTCACAACGTACTTCTTGCGCGGGTCCCTATGGCCGAAAAGCTGCAAGAGACAGAGCTGCGCGAGGCGCAGGTCGACAGAGACCTCAAAAAGCGTTTTTCCGATATTCGGCGCGAAGTTGAGAAGACCTACTACAACGTTGCGCTGAACGTCAATGCTCTCGCGAACGCAAAGCTCGGTCTTGAATATCTCTCGGGCCTCGGCTTTGACCTGTCCGGTCTTATTGCCGAGCAGGAGCAGCCTGTTGAGAAAGCGCTCGCAGTTCCTATCAACACCAGCTTTTTGCTGATTATGCCGAAGGAGGTACACAATGAATCTGAAACAGTTTGACAAGATCGTGACTGACCAGCTCTCTCGCAGCGAGCTCGTCCTCATGGGTAAAGGTACCGAATACGCCGAAGAGGCGACCGACGAAACCGAGGTCGACCGTCTGGCGCATTTCAAGAAGGCCGCGGCTCTGCAGGATATGACGACCGCGCAGGCCGCTTTTGGAATGCTGAGCAAGCACCTTGTTTCTGTCGCCGATATGGTCGGCTCTCGTCAGTCTTATCCGCTCACGCAGTGGAATGAGAAGATCACCGACAGTATCAACTATTTGCTGATTCTGCGGGCAATCGTTGAGGAAGGAAGGTCCGCATGAAAAGCATCGAAGTTGCGGTCTTAAATCCCGAAGTTATTCCTTCGGCTGAGAAGATGATGGTTTGCGCTGCGCGTCTCACGCAGCACGGCCATAAGATCAAAAGTCTGGACGACTTCATGGCGCTCTACAATAAGAGCTACACCGAGGACACGGTGACCACAATGACAAAGCTGCCGCACCCGACGATTCAGAAGTTCGGCGCGATCAACGTTGTCATTGTCGGCGCGAGTCGTCGCTTCCTGGCGCAGATCACACGCCACCAGAACGAAGTCAAGTTCATGTCCGCTTCGCTGCAGTACAGCGACTACTCGGACGATGCTGCCTTCGCGATTCCCTATGAGGTCATGGCGCGCGGCGAAGAGGAGACTTACTTGACCTCCTGCAAGCTGAATATGGCAAACTATGCCGAGGCTGTCAAGCAGGGTCTTGACAATGACGCGGCCGGTTATATGGCTCCGCAGGGTCTTCGCAATGTCCTTCTTATCAGCGCGACGCCTTATCAGTGGAAACACATTATCGGCCAGCGTACTTGTCGGCGCAATACGTCCGAGACTCGCCTGGTTCTGCTCAAGGTTTGGGACGAGCTTTATAAGCTGAACCCGCTGCTTTTCTCCCGAGCAACTACCGGCCCCTTCTGCATGAGAGGTGCTTGCAAAGAGGGCAAAATGGGCTGCAAGAATCCCATGCCGTACTTAACGCCGAGTGAGCTGCTGCGGCTTGAGTTCCCGCTTCTTTATGAGGAAGGAGGCGCGGGCAATGCAGGTTAAGCTCCTCGACTACGGCGTTCCTTCGGAGATGCAGCCTAAGCGTGCACACGCGAACGACGTCGGCGCGGACGTGTACGCGCTTAAAGACCGTATCATTGAGGTCGGTTGCTCTGCGGTGATCGGGCTTGGCTTTGGTCTTGATCTTCCTGCCGGCTTTGGCGCGTTTATCTTCCCGAGATCGAGCCAGACCGCAAAGGGCGTTGACTGCAAGCTCCCCCCGCTCGACCCTGGCTATACCGGGGAAATGCACGCGGTCATTCACAACGGCGGTCACGAGGCTTATCACATTTACCGCGGCGACCGTATCGGCCAGTTGGTCGTGCTGCCAGTCGTGACTCCTGACTTTGTGCTTGATCTCGGCGAGGCTCGCGGTAACGGCGCGTTCGGCTCCACCGGCAAATAAAATCTTGCCCTTCCTCCTGGGGCTTCGGCCCTGGGAGGAGGAGCTGAAACGGAGGTGACTCATTTGGAACGAGTCAGCAAAGACGAATACTATTTGAACATTGCCGCGGCCGTTGCCGCGCGATCGACCTGCTTGCGAAAACACTACGGCGCGGTGATCGTGAAAAACGATGAAGTCATCGCGACCGGCTATAACGGTTCTCCGCGTGGCGAGGCGAATTGTTGTGATACCGGCGTTTGCTACTGCCGATCGCACGAGCTGCCGCTTGACGAGACTGCCGCCGCGCACGGTTCGCAATACGGCTCTTGCGTGGCGGTTCATGCTGAGCAAAATGCGATCATCAGCGCGTCAAGGCAAGAGCTCCAAGGCTCTACGCTCTATCTGATTGGCTATGACCCCAGGACAAAGAAATGGATTGAGGCAAAGCCCTGCAATATGTGCGACAGAATGATTCGCAATGCAGGCATTTTAAGAGTTGTGCGAAGGGAGATTGACGAATGACAGCAGTTCAGTACGACGGTCCTATCACGATTGCAGTCGGGCAATCTCGGCGCTCTACTCAGTGGCAAAACCGCGATCTCATGTGGTCGCAGCTTGTCAACCGTCTCGAAATCCCTGAACGGACACAGGAGTCTGCGAAAGAATATAAGACCTTGCCGAAAGCTCAGCGCGACGAAATCAAAGACGTCGGCGGCTTTGTCGGAGGCGTGCTTAAAGGCGGCCGGCGTAAAGCTGACGCGATCACACAACGCCGGCTCTTGACTTTAGACCTTGATGAGGTACCGGCCGATGCTGACCCCTGGGACACGGTCGTTCTGGTCCTCGGCTGCGCTGCCGTTCTTTATAGCACCCATAGTCACCGGCCAGACGCTCCGCGCCTTCGCCTGGTTATGCCGCTCTCGCGCGCGGTCTCCCCCGAAGAGTATGCAGCAGTCGCGAGAAAGATCGCGCAGGACATCGGTATCGACATGTGCGACGATACCACCTATGAGCCACATCGGCTTATGTACTGGCCCTCGCTCTCCTATGATGCCGAGTATCGGTATGAGTTCTCTGACGGCCCCTGGCTTGACGTAGACGAGCAGCTCAAGCGCTATGTTGACTGGCATGACCCCACGGAGTGGCCGGTCTCCTCACGACGGGCCGAGGCGCTTCACCGACTTGCTAAAAAGCAAGGAGACCCTACCGCAAAGGACGGCGTCGTCGGCGCGTTCTGCAGTACATATTCTGTTGAGGACGCAATCGCAGAGTTCTTGCCTGATGTTTACGAGAAATGCGACGACGGCCGCTATACCTTCAAGGGCGGCTCCACGACTGGCGGCTTGGTCCTTTACGATAACGGTCTCTTCGCGTACTCCCATCATGGCACGGACCCCGCGAGCGGAAAGCTCTGTAATGCTTTTGACCTTGTTCGTATTCACTTATTCGGCAATGAAGATGACGCTGCCGCACCTGGAACCCCGAGCAGCCGTCTCCCGTCGTTCGTTGCAATGGCTGACGAGGCTTTGCAGATTCCCGAGGTTCGCGAGGAGCTTGCAAGAAAGCGTTTGCAGAAGATCAGCGCGCAGTTTGACGAGGACGACACCTCTACCGATGAAGGCGAAGAAGATATGAGCTGGACTCGCGACCTGACTCTTACCAAAACAGGAAAATGCGAGGCCACGATCGAGAATGTCAGAATCATCATGGAAAACGACCGCCGCCTAAAGGGCCGTTACTTCTATGACACCTTTAAGGAACGCATGACCGTCTGCGGCGACTTACCGTGGATTAAGCTCAGCGCTCGACTCTCAAACGCCTGGAACGACGTTGACGACGCAGGTCTTCGCAATTACATCGAAAAGCGTTACACGATCGCGAATGTCTCGAAGATCGTCGATGCGGTTGCGCTTGCGATGCTTAAATGCTCACGGCATCCTGTCCGCGAATATTTGGAGGGTCTCACCTGGGACGGAACGCCCCGTGCGGACACGATCTTCATTGACTACCTCGGCGCCGAAGATACTGAGTACACGCGAACGGTCACCCGCAAGGCTTTGATCGGCGCGGTTGCCCGTGTGATGCAGCCTGGGTGTAAACACGATCACATTCTTGTCCTGGTCGGCCCTCAGGGCTGCCGCAAGTCTACGACTCTTGCCAAGCTCGGTAAGTCCTGGTTTTCTGATTCCTTCTATACCGTTCAAGGTAAAGAGGCGTATGAACAACTTCAAGGCTTTTGGCTTATTGAGATGGGAGAAATGGCCGCGACCCGAAAGGCTGAGCTTGAGCAGATCAAGCAGTTTGTCTCTAAACAGTCAGATAGCTACCGCGCGGCGTATGCGCGTCGAACGCAAGAGCGCCCGCGGCAATGCGCCTTCTTTGGTACGACCAACGATGATGAATTCCTGCGAGACGCGACAGGCGGCCGCCGTTTTTGGCCTGTTACGGTCACGGACAAGGGCCGAGAGACAGGTGATTACTTTACGCCTGAGATCGTCGATCAGGTATGGGCTGAGATCATGGTTCGGTATAACGCCGGCGAGGTGTGGTACTTAAATGACGCAAAGATCGAGGCTGAGGCTCGGGCAATTCAAGACGAGCATACTGAAATGAACGGCAAGCAGAGTCTTATTGAGAAATTCGTCAACACGCTCTTGCCGGAAGACTGGGCTTCGAGAGACCTCGAGCAGCGGCTCGCTTTTTGGGCGGACGGCTTTTCTGACGAGCAGGCGCAAGGGACAGTACCTCGCAGGTATGTATGCGCTATGGAGATTTGGCGTGAGCTTTTTGGCGGCTCAGTTCGCGATTATACGCCGATGCAAACACGTGAAATCAATTCTATGCTGAAACGGTTGCCTGGTTGGACGCCCCGATCTTGCGTTGACTGCGGTCCGATTTATGGAAAGCAAAGAGGCTATGTTCGTATAGAATAGCGCGTTAATAGCGGCTCAGATTTTGATTTTGTAGCGAAAATAGCAAAGTTAAAAAATGGGCCGCTATTAAAAAAAGCCAGTGTTTGCAAGGCCTATAGCAATTATAGCAAAAATAGCAAAATTATATATAAGGGCTAATAATTAAGAAAATATATTAAGCGTTATTAGTTATATACCCTTATTTTTAATGTCATATATAGGGAAACCGCTTTTTTGCTATTTCCGCTATTTTCGCTACAACAGGAGGTAGCTTTGAAAGAATCAACAGTTGAAAGGAATATCCGCCGACAAGTCGAGGGCCTCGGGGGCGTGGCTTGGAAGTGGGTAAGCCCTGGTCGTCGGGGCGTACCTGACCGAATCTGTATTTTGCCTGGGCCCCATATCATTTTTGTCGAGCTTAAGCGCCCAGGCTTGAACGACGGACGGAGCGAGCAGCAGAAGAAGGTCTTTCGTATTTTAGAGGGACTGGGTTGCCATGTCTGGCTGATCGACGACGCGGAGGTCTTTCGTCAGCGGCTTATTGAGATCGGGGTGTCAGCATGAAATACACGCCATACCCCTATCAGGCTTTTGCCGAGAAGTTTGTCCTTGAACATAAGGCCGCGGGTCTGTTCCTCGATATGGGCCTCGGCAAGACGGCGATCACGCTCTCGGCGTGTGAGAAATTGCTGCGGGACTATTTTGAGACAAGCAAGGTCCTTGTGATTGCGCCGCTCCTTCCTGCGAGAGAGACGTGGCCCGACGAGCTGGCAAAGTGGGACCAGCTTGAGGGCTTGACTTATTCTCTGATTATCGGCACGGCGCAGGAGCGAATTGACGCGCTGCATACTGACGCCGATTTTTATATCGTCAATCGTGAAAATGTCGTTTGGCTCGTCGACTATTACAAAAAGAAGTGGCCTTTTGATATGGTCGTGATCGACGAGCTATCGAGCTTTAAGTCCAGTAAGGCGCAGCGCTTTAGGGCTCTTCGGAAAATTCGAAAATATATCGACCGAATTGTCGGCCTTACGGGTACGCCGGCCCCGAATGGCTTACTTGATCTTTGGTCTCAGGTTTATCTCCTGGACGAGGGCGCGCGGCTCGGTCGAACGTTGTCGGCTTACCGCGATACCTACTTCACGCCTGGCAGGCGTGGGCCGAACGGAATCGTCTATGACTGGAACTTGAAGGATGGGGCCCGTGAAGCGATCTTTGCGAAATTGAGCGATCTCTGCATCAGCATGGAAACGACGGGTCTTCCTGAACGGCTTACGATTCCCCACGAGGTCAAGCTCTCGAAAAAAGCGGCAGCTATGTACCAACAGCTTGAAAAGACTATGCTGCTGCCTTTTGCAGACGGAGACGTTGACGCGGCGACGGCCGCGATCTTGACGAATAAGCTCTTGCAGTTGGCCGGCGGCGCAGTCTACGACGAAAACGGTAAGGCACAGATCGTCCATGATCAAAAGCTCGAGGTTTTAGACCAGCTTATCGAAGAGGCGAACGGTCAACCGGTTTTGGTGTTTTACAACTACAAGCACGAGCTTGATCGGCTGCAAGCGCGGTACCCTCAGGCCGTTCATGTAAAAGAGGAGAATGTCGTCAAGCGGTGGAACGCAAAAGAGATTCCGATTCTTCTCGCGAACCCCGCAAGCGCCGGTCACGGCCTTAATTTACAATTTGGTGGCCATATCGCAATTTGGTATAGCCCGACTTGGAACCTCGAGTTTTTCCAGCAGGCGAATAAGCGCCTTCATCGGCGCGGACAGGCTGAGACCGTTCTCATTCACACGCTCTCGGCAAAAGGTACGATCGACGAGCGTATTTACGATATTGTCTTACGAAACAAAGAGGCAGGTCAGAACGCCTTGCTTGAGGCGGTCAAGGCCAGAATTAAGGAGGTAACATGACGGAAGAAGTTTTACAGTTGCTATCTGACGACCCGATGGCCGTACTCAATCGCGGCTATCGCGCAAAGGAGCGTATTGCCGCAAGGCAAAAACGCATTGAGGAGTGGCGGCAGATCGCCGAGTCTATTACCGCGAATCCCGAGAACGCTTCGAGCGGCGGCGGTTACCCTACAAGCAAGACCGAGAATTGTGTTGTCGCGATTATGACGCTACAAGAAGAGATCAAGGATGAGATCATGGAGATCGCTGACTTTGAGCGGCAGACCTCTCAGATCATCAAGGAGCTTGTTGAGGACCTGAACTTCAAGACCGTCCTCGAGCTTCGGTATCTCAGCTACTTACGGTGGGAGGAGATCGCCGTCAGAATGAATTATACATTCAGGTGGACCCAGGAGCTTCACCGCAGAGCTTTACTCGCATTGCAGGAGGCGGCAAGCGCGCTAATTCCGGCGTAAATGCGGTATTATGATTATTTTAGGCTAAAGCGCGTTAATTCCTGGGGTCACATTGTATACTGGTATGGAAGGTTTTGGCGAGCACGGCCATTGTCCTTCCTCCTGAAGAAGAGCGGCTGGAAACAGTCGCTCTTTTCATTTTGCTGCGTTTGGAGGTGGTGAGCGTGGCAGGCAAAATGACTCCGAAGATGCAAAAGTTTGTCGATGAATACCTTGTCGACCTGAATGCGACGCAAGCCGCAATCCGTGCAGGATATAGCAAAAAGACGGCTTACTCGATCGGCGTTTCAAATTTGAAGAAACCCGAAATTCAAGCCGCAATCCAAAAAAGACAAAAGTCGGCGGCTGAAAAGCTCGAGATCACGCGAGAGCGAGTCCTGAAAGAACTTGCTTCGATCGGCTTCGCGAAAGCTACCGACTTCTTGACGATTCAAGGCGGCCACGTTCTCATTAAGGATTCTGACGACGTGGCTGCGGATAAGCTGGCAGCTCTCGCCTCTATCAAGGAGGGTATGTATGGCGTAGAGGTCAAACTCGCTGATAAGGCTCGCGCTCTCGAGATGCTTGGCAAATATCTCGGTCTCTTTGATGGGACGAATCCAGAGGGCGATACGCAGAAGAATAACCTCTTTGAGGCGATCGCCGGCGCTGCAGAGGGGGGAATCGATCTAAATGAAATACCAGAGATTCAGTCCTCGGCAGACGTTGACGCTGACGTGGTGGAAGAGACCTGAGTTTGCAGACTACGACGGTATTCTCTGCGACGGCTCCATCCGATCGGGCAAGACGGTCTCAATGGCGGTCGGCTTTATCCTTTGGAGCATGTACTCCTTCAATAATGAGAGCTTCGCCATTTGCGGCCGCACGATCGAGTCTCTGCGCCGTAATGTGATCGTGCATTTGCCCTCCTGGCTTGAGGGCCTTTTCAAAGTAACAGAGCGGCGCGCCGAGAATAAGTTGATTATTTCAGTCGGCGGCCACAGCAATACCTATTACCTCTTCGGAGGTCGTGACGAATCCAGTTATACGCTTGTTCAGGGCATGACCCTGGCAGGCGTTCTTTTTGACGAGGTCGCGCTTATGCCGCGGTCCTTCGTTGAGCAGGCTCTCGCCCGATGCTCGGTCGCGGGGAGCAAGTTCTGGTTCAACTGCAACCCCGAAGGTCCCATGCACTGGTTCTATAAAGAATGGGTGCTTGAGTGCAAGCGCAGGAATGTCCTTCACCTACATTTCACGATGGCTGACAACCTCAGCCTTTCCGAGAAGATCAAGCAGCGCTATGAGGGCATGTACACGGGCGTTTTCTATGCTCGGTATATCCTCGGAAAGTGGACAAAGGCCGAGGGCCTTGTCTATCCCTTCTTTAACGCCGAAAAGCACATGATCGATGACGACGGTGCGCGCGGTCGTTATTACATTAGCTGCGACTATGGCACACTCAACCCGTGCGTCTTCGGTCTCTGGCGCGTAAATGGCAATTCGGCCTTCATGGTGAAAGAGTATTACTATGACGGCCGCAAGAAGGGCAAGCAGAAGACCGATGAAGAGTATTATGCCGATCTTGAGGCCTTTGCAGATGGCTACCTGATTGAGCAAGTCGTCATTGACCCTTCGGCCGCCTCCTTCAAGGAAACAATCAGGCGGCACGGCAAATTCAGCGTCAAGAACGCAAAAAACGACGTGCTTGACGGTATTCGCGATACTGGAACAATGCTGCAAGCCAGCTTGCTCCATTTCAATAAGACCTGCGTCAATACGAAAGCTGAGTTCGGCGCGTATGCGTGGGACGAGAAATCTTCGAGCGACGCCGTGATTAAAGAGAACGACCACAGCATGGACCAAATGCGGTATTTTGTCCGCACGATTATGAAACGCGAGGTGAGGGCGTATGGCATTAAATAACCTTTGGGGAAAGCTCGGTGCATTTTCGAGAAATGTGCTTGTGCCTTCCAACGTGATTTATAAGAGCTTCGACGCGGACCCGCTCGTCAGTGATAAAATGTCCCGCGCCATTAGTCGTTGGTATGGCCTGTATGTCGATAAGCCCGAATGGGCCGATGATGAAGTCAAGCCCCTCGGTCTTCCGCGAGCGATCGCGAAGGAGTTCGCGCAGGTCGTTTCTTCGGAAATGACGATCACGGTCGACGGCGGTCCGCGCGCCGACTTTATCAACGAGCAGTTGGCGCGTTTTCAGTCGAACGTGCAAAACAGCATTGAGCTTTGTATGGCGCTCGGCGGCATGGCCTTTAAGCCGTACGTCTCAGGTGGAAATGTCTTCATCGACAGCACGAGCGCCGCGTCCTTTATCCCTCTTCGCTTTGACGATGGGGATAACTGCGTCTCTGGTGTGTTCAAGAGTCAGCCGGTCAAAGTTGATAAGAGTTATTTTGTCAAGCTCGAATATCACGACTTCGCCAACGGCGTCTATACGATTCGCAATAAGGCCTTTACCTCTGACGAGAACGGTATCACAGGCAGCGAGGTCGAGCTCGGTCGCGTTCCCGAGTGGGCCGTCATTCCCGAAGAGGTTCAGATCAAAAATGTAGAAAAGCCGCTCTTCGGCTACTTCACGCCGCCTGTCAGCAACAACATCGATACTGCGTCCAGCTTGGGCGTCTCCATTTATGGCGGCGCGACTGAGGACCTGATTCGCGACGCCGATGAACAGTGGGCGCGTTTCCTCTATGAATTTGAGAGCGCTGAGCGTAAGATCATCGGCACCCCTGAGGCGATCTCTGGCTCGCTGCCTGGCAGTAAGGCGAACCCCTTACTCGGCGATCGGCTCTTTATTCAAATGCCGTACGACTCGGACGACTTCTTCAAGGAGTTCTCCCCAGCGCTTCGGAATACCGGCTACTACGAAGGCTTGCAGGCAATCTTGCGCCGCATTGAGTTCAATACCGGCCTTGCTTACGGCGATCTCTCCGACCCCGCGACTGTGGAAAAGACCGCGACTGAGGTCATGTCCGCGAAGATTCGCAAGTTCAACACAGTCAAAGCTCTTGAAGATCGCTTCAAGGCTGCGCTCGAAAACGCGGTCTATGGCGTTGACGTGTACGCCACTCTCTACGGCCTTGCGCCCCGTGGAGAGTATGCGCTCTATATCGACTTTGACGATAGTATTCTCACCGATAAGGACGCCTTGCGTGAACGTGACCGCCAGGACGTTCGCGACGGCCTTATGCAGAAGTGGGAGTACCGCGTCAAATGGTACAACGAGACCGAAGAAGTCGCAAAGAGCATGTGTCCCGTAGAGTCTACGTCGGACCCCTTTAATCTCGGCTGATGCTGACGCCTGAATACCTGGCGGCTACTCCGGACGCTCTTGTTGAGCTTTATGGGAAGATCGAGCAAGACATTCTTGCGGATATGGCCGAACGTATCGCAAAGTACGACTACTACATTCCTGCAGTCCAGCATCAGCACCAGCGTCTTCGGGCGATGGGCATGCTTGAGACTGAGATCGAACAGCAGCTTGCCGCTCTTACGGGGAAGACTCAAGCCGAGCTCAAAAAGCTCATGGCGCAGGCGGTTGACGAGGCGCTTACCTCTGACGCAAAAATCTACGCTGCCGCAGGCATGGGCGACGTTGACCCACTTGCAGTTGCCGGCGTTCGCGAGGCGCTGCAAAGCGGTCTTCGGCAGACAAGCGGAATCTTCCGCAACTTGACTCGCACGACCGCGAACACAGCGGCAAAGCAATTTGAAGACGCTCTTGATCGGGCCTGGCTGCAGGTCACGTCAGGGGCGTTTGACTATAATACCGCGGTCAGGAACGCGGTCAAGGACCTCGCACGGACTGGCGTTCAGTCGATTACTTATCCTTCAAGCCATGTGGACACGATCGAGACGGCCGTTCGCCGCGCGGTCGTCACCGGCGTCAATCAGACCGCCGCAAAGTCGCAGCTCGCGCTCATGGACGAGCTCGATATTGATCTTGTGGAAGTAACCGCTCACGCCGGCGCCCGTCCGAGTCATCAAGAGTGGCAGGGACAAATCTACTGCCGCAAGGGCTCTCACCCGAAGTACAAAAACTTCGAGGAGGCTACGGGGTACGGCACGGGCGACGGCCTTTGCGGCTGGAACTGTAATCACAGCTTTTTCCCGTATGTTGAGGGCGCGCCTCGGACCTACTCGAAAGCGCAGCTCAAGGACTACTCCGCGAAGAATATTACCTACAACGGCCAGCAGTTGACTGAGTATGAGGCTTTGCAGCAGCAACGCTATATCGAGCGAGGTATTCGCCGATGGAAACGCGAAGAGGTCGCTATGAAGGCCGCAGGCCAGTCTACCGACGAGGCTCGCGCTAAAGTCCGCGCCTGGCAGGCTCGACAGCGCGATTTTATCAAGCAGACCGGTCTCAAGCGAGACTCCTCTCGTGAGCAGATCGGATAAAACTCTCATAAACAAGCCCCAGGTGACCCGTATCGAGTTTTCTGCCTGGGGCCCTGGTGTTTATACTCCTAATATTTGGAAGTCATACGGACGATCGTGGAGCTCCGTATGACTTCCTTTTATATGCGAGCCGTGGTCACGCAGGTTCGACTCCTGCAGCTCGCGTAATATCGGCTACCCGTCAGCCTATGAGGACGGGGCGGCAGGTCACGGCAACGACCTAAAAAGCCTAACCGCAAAGAAAGGAACAGTATGAAAAAGGACGAACTCACCGCTCTGGGCCTGACAGACGAGCAGGCCGACAAAGTGCTTGCCATCAATGGTCGCGACATTGAAAAGCACAAGAAGGCAGCCGAAGACGCGAAAACCGAGACGGCCACCCTGCAGCAGCAGCTCTCCGACCGCGACAAGGACCTCGAGACCCTGAAAGCCGGCGCGGAAGATGCTGAAAAGGTTAAGCAGCAGCTTACCGACCTGCAGACGAAGTACAACGACGAGACCGCCAAGTATCAAAAGCAGATCGCCGATCGCGATTATGCCGACGCCCTCGAGACCGCCTTCAACGACGGCAAGATCGAGTTTACCTCTAAGGGCGCAAAGGCCGCAGCTTGCGCTGACTTCATGGCTACTCGCTGCGAGCTGAAAGACGGCAAGCTCGTCGGCTTTGATGATCGTATCAAGGCCATGCGCGAGAAAGACCCCGATTCCTTCCGCGCTGAAAAGCCCGACCCCAGCTTCGCAAACCCGACCGGAAACGGTGGTCCTGCAACCCTGAGCAGAGCCGCGCAGGCCGCGAGAGCAGCCGCCGCGAAGTTCGGACCTGTTTCTACCCCCACAGAGAACACTAACACTAAATAAGGAGGATTCCATTCATGTCTATTCTGAAAACTGAGATCGGCACCGCGATTCCTAATTTCCTGGATAGCGAAGTCGGTCTCGTCACCAAGACCGCGCAGATTCCTCAGAGCATGGGCCAGACTGACGGCGATCGCAAGACCGTGTTTGCTGGCACCATGTTCCCCGCGAATACGAGCGCTGCGACCGGCATCGTGTTCCAGGACGTCGATGTCACCGATGGCGATGCGATCGGCTCCGTCATGGTTGCGGGTCGCGTGATTAGCGACCGCGTGAACGCCGCAAGCGCCGCGCAGACCGCGCTCAAGAACATCGTCTTCGTCGGTGCGAACGCAACCGTCCGCGGCTATTCCGTCACCTACGAGAAGGACGGCGGCACGGGTGACGTTCCCGTCGATGCGACCATGTACGCTGACGGCGAGATCGTCGCGCTCTCTAAGAGCTATCCGCTGACGAAGAGCTCCAAGGCTCAGATCGGCTGGGCGCTGAGCTCTGGCGGCGACGCCGTTGATACGGTTACGATCGCGGGTGCAGACGTCAAGGTCTACCCCGTCTTCGAGGCCTAATCTAAGTAAGGAGGATATAACACATGCCCGATATTCTGAGAATGCTGTCCCAGGCTGAACAGCTTGACTTCAGCCAGAACTTCCTGATTCCTCGTCCGAACTACATCGGCGACACGATCTTCCCTGATCGTAAGACCCAGAACTTCAAAGCTGAGTACCTGCGTCTTGCGGCCGGTTCTCAGCTTCCCACTATGGCCCTGGTTCACGGTCTCGACACTGAGGCGCACATCGGTTCTCGCCCCGCGCTGGAGCGCGTGACGGTTGAAAAGCTCTTCATCAAGGAGAAGATCAACCAGACCGAGTCCCTGCGTCAGGTGCTCGAAAACGGCGCGTTCAATGACAGCGCTCTGATCGACTTCGTTTATGACGACTGGGGCCGACTGGCCGAAGGCGTTCGCTGCCGTACCGAGGTCGCCAAGATGGAAGTCTTGTCCACCGGCAAGATGACCATCAAGGAGAACGGCCTGAACTTCTCTGTTGACTTCGGCGTGCCGAACGGTAACACCGGCTTCGACATTGACGTCTCCACGCCTGACAAGAACGTTCTCGCGCAGATCGAAGAGATCGTCGAGACCGCCCGCGACAAGGGCTTCACCATTTCCGGTATGGTCCTGTCTGGTTCCGTGCTCTCTAAGATGCTGACCAACGAGGGGATCTCCAAGGCCATCTATGGCGGCGCCGGTGCTGGCGCTATGGTCTCTCGTACGCAGCTCATCGGCCTGTTCAACGAGCTCTTCGGTATTACCGATATTCGTACGAACGACCTGCGCTACAACGTCGAGGGCAAAGACGGCAAGCTGACGACCCAGCGCTTCTGGGGCAAGAGCAAGGTCTCTTTACTGGCTTCCTACAATGGCCTGCAGAACTTCGGCGTCGGCCTGTGGGGCGTGACTCCGGAAGAGGAGCAGCTCGGCCCCTGGACCGCGAAGAGCGCCGAGCAGTTTGTCACGCTGACCCAGTGGACCGAGCCCGACCCCACGGCTGTCTGGTCTAAGGCGTCTGGCCTGTTCGTGCCCGTTCTGCCGAATCCCGCAGGCCTGTTCATCGCCACTGCCAAGCTGCAGTAAGGAAGGCGGTGCGGTAAGTGGTCGTTGTCAGCTACGAGTGGTATAAGACCACTTACGGCGGCGGGCTGGACGAAGATACCTTCAACCGGCTCGCGTCTCAGGCGTTCCTCTTTGCGGACGCCATGACTGAGTATAGGCTCAGCGCTTGCTGGGCCCGTCTGGCGGAACCTGTACGCGTAGCGGTTATGTCGGCTGTCTGCGCGTACGCCGACCAGGCAAATATCGAGGAGTCCGGCGGTCCTGTTTCGTCTGAGACGAACGACGGCATCTCGCGAACCTATGTGACGGGCAGCGCTTCAAGCGCGGGCGCGTCGAAAAACGCAGGAACGGCGCAGGGTCGATTGAGCAATGCAATTCGGCTCTATCTCGCGCCTACGGGTCTCCTGTTCCGCGGGAGGGGCCGCCGATGAAAGACTTCCTCGCCTGCACCGAGCTCGTGACGCTCGTTCACCATGTCAAGACCGCCGATTCTGATTCGTATGTCTGCTACCCCATTCAGGGCGTCAGTTGGTATGCGAAGACAGAAACGGCGGTCACGGCTGATGGCGCGAAAGCGGTTAACGTTTATAAGGTCCGAATCCCTGAGGCTGTTCTTCCGTCTTGCTTGCCTGAAAAACTTGACTATCTGGTCAAGGGGGAAATTTCAGGGGTACTCAAGCCGGCAGACCTCAAAGGCTCGACTTATTTCCAGATCACCGCAGTCGCAGACAACCGGCGCGGGACTCTTCCGCATGTGGCGGTGAGCGGCGTATGAGTTTTGGAATCAAGATCAAAAGCGTCAACATCACACCGAGTAAGATTCTTGCCAAGCACGGTCTCGGCAGTGATAACAAGGCGCGAAAATATCTCGCGACTTCGGTCGCGAAATACTGCGACCCGTACGTTCCTATGAGTGCGGGCGCGGGAGCGCATTTGAAGAATCAAAAGCAGATCGCCCCTGACGGTAGCAAAGTCACCTATCCAGGGCCGTACGCCCATTATGTTTACGTCGGCCTCGCTATGGTAGGTCGAGCGCCAAAGAGCTATTCAGGCCGAGCGCTCAACTACCACGGCGCGCCGATGCGAGGTAAAGAATGGGATAAGCGTATGCTTGCGGACCGTGGGGGCGATCTCAAAAGAGACTTTGCCGCGTATGTAGGAGGTAGAGCAAAATGACGATCATTGACGGCGTTCGTGCCTGGCTGAAAACCTATGAGGGACTGGCCGATGGTCGGCTCAGCGTTGATTTTTTGCCGGAGGCTGCGAAGAGCTATTCGGTCGATACCGTGCCGACAACGGAGATCGTCAAGCGCTATCTTGACGGCAGCTCTATTCGGCAGTTCCTCTTTTGCGTATCAAGCCGAGAGTTTTACAGCGATAATATCGCGCAGAACGTAGATAACCAGGCCTTCTATGAAGGCCTCGCCGCTTGGCTTGAGCGCAAGAGCAAGCTCCGGCAATTCCCTAATATTGGCACGGGCCGAACGGCCCGGTCAATCGAGATCAGCTCCACCGCGTACCCGTTCGTCGTCGACGAGCATGGCACGGCGCGGTATCAGCTTCAACTCAAACTAACTTACTTCCAGAAAGGAGATCGCACCGTATGAAACTTTCCGAGCTGATGGCGACCCATACGCCGAGCCCGACCTTTGAGGGCTTCGTCACCAACGATGATTTTGTCCTCGCGATCGATTGCTCCGCAGACGGCTCCGCCGAGGTTAAGGACTACGCGGTCGCGCAGCTTGGCGTGACCGGTCTTGACGCCAACCTCAACCCGATCACGCAGGATAAGACCTATATTCGCGCCGGCCAGTCCACCATGAAGACCGGCAACCAGAGAGCCTTTAAGGTCTCCGGCGATCGCTATATCGGCGATGACTTCCAGGACTTTGCCCTCTCCCATGCTGTCATGTACGGCACTGGCTCCGCTGTCATTCGCAAGTACGTCTACTTCTGCTTGCTGAACGGCAAGGGCGAAACCGGCGAGGCGTCCATCATCGTTAACTCCGATGGCAGCGGTTCCGCAGGCGAGAGCGCAAGTATCGACATTGACGTCAAGAAGGCCAACGCCGCGCCCACCGAGTACACCTACTCCGCGGCGTAATTTAAGAAGGAGGATTTGACAAATGGCAATGTTTCAGTTTTCCGCTCGCCAGGTCGAGCTCAACTTCTGCGATCAGATCAAGTGCACTGTGCCTCTGACCGACGAGGTTCAGAAGAAGGTGCAGGACGCCGCGAAGGAGCTGCTTCGCGTGTCTCAGGCCGCGAAGGACTCCGGCAATAAGGAGCATACGCTCGACGACCTTTGCGATTCTGTGATGGACGCGATCGACGAGATTCTCGGCGAGGGTATGTCCGACCAGATTCTCGGCATGAAGGAAGGCTATACCTTCTGGGACGCCTGCGACGTGTTCAAGTATATCACCGACGAGATCAACACCGCAATGCGCGGCGTAGCTGCGTCCTACGCATCCAAGCCCCCGATCACGCCGGTCAATCGCGCGCAGCGCCGCGCAAAGCATAAGAGACACGGAGCATGAATCTCCTAACGACCCCGTTGCCGTACGCGGTAAAAGTCGGCGGTCGTGAGGTTCCCATCAATACGAGCTTCCGCGTCGGAATGCGGTTTGAGCTTTTGGCTCTTGACGACCAGCTTACACCGGAGAACGTCTTGACAACGTTCTTCGGTGATAACTGGCCGCAGCCGTATGACGAGGCGGTCAAACAAGCTCTCTGGTTTTATTGTCTCGGCAAGCCTCACGAGAAGGAGGAAACCGACAAGCAAAACCTCAAGCCCTCTCGCAGGAGCTACGATTTTGAGATCGACGCCGATGCGCTCTATACCTCATTCCGCGAGGCCTACGGCATCGACCTCTTGCAGGAGGACCTTCACTGGTGGGCCTTCCGCGAGCTGATGCTCGGGCTTCCTGACGATACCCCCTTCAAGCAGCGCGTTTATTACCGGACCGGCAGCACGGAAGGCATGAGCGCCAAGCAGAAAAAGCAGTTTGAGACTCGGCGCGCAAAGTACGCAATTCCCGAGCGCGGCGTAGTCGATCACAAGTTGACTCTCAGCGAGCGCGACGCCGCGATCAAGAGATATGTTGCCGATCGTTTCAAGGAGGTTTATGGAAAAGGAAAAGCCTGAGCGTGTAAAGCTCAAGTGCCCTTTTTGTGGATATGAAATGCCTGTGTACCTCGCGCCTAACGCGAAGTGCGTAGGCGTTTTTGTTCGCTGCAAAGGACGAAATTGTAAGAAATTATTCGAGATTCGCGTCAAGTAGTTGCCTTAGTTGCCGATGACGCCACTGAAAAGGTGGTGGAAACATGGCAAATGACGGCTCCGTCATTATCGACATTGAGGGCGATTCCAGTAAATTCAAAAGCGCTCTCTCTGGTCTTGGCAGTATTGCCTCTACCGCCCTAAAGGGTGTTACGACTGCGGTTGCGGCTGTTACGACCGCCGTTGCCGGCGTAGCCACCGCCGCCGTGAAGGTTGGTTCCGGTTTTGAGTCCAGTATGTCGCAGGTTGCCGCAACAATGGGCCTCACGGTCGAGGACATTCGCAACGGCTCGGAAGAGTTCGAGCTTCTGTCTCAGGCCGCAAAAGACGCAGGCGCAACGACTGCGTTCAGCGCGTCCGAGGCCGCTGACGCTCTAAACTATTTGGCTCTGGCCGGCTACGACGCCGCGACCTCCGCGGACGTTCTGCCTTCGGTCCTGAACCTGGCCGCCGCTGGCGGCCTTGACCTTGCCTACGCTTCCGACCTCGCGACTGACGCAATGGCCGCGCTTGGTATTGAGGCAAGCAGCGCAAATCTGACTGAGTTCGGCGACAAGATGGCGAAAACCGCCAGTAAGGCGAACACCAGCGTCGGACAACTCGGCGAGGCGATTCTTACTGTCGGCGGCACGGCAAAGAGCCTGGCCGGGGGTACAACTGAGTTGAACGCGGCGCTTGGCGTTCTCGCAAACCGAGGCATTAAGGGCGCTGAGGGCGGCACGGCTTTACGAAACGTTATTCTTGCTTTGTCCGCGCCTACGGATAAGGCAGCGGACGCTATGTCGGCTCTGGGCCTGGAAGTCTATGACGCGGCTGGCAATATGCGCCCGCTCAATGAGGTCTTCCGCGATCTTGACTCCGCGCTGTCGGGTATGACCGAGGGCGAAAAGACGAAGGTCCTCAATGAGATTTTCAATAAAGTCGACCTGAAATCTGCGCAGGCCCTTCTCGCCGGCTGTGGTGAAGAATTCGATAACCTGGCCGCCGCAATCGACGATAGCGCGGGCGCCATGCAGAACATGGCCGACACACAGCTCGATAACCTGCAAGGCGATATTACGATTATGAAGTCGGCCCTCGAGGGGCTCGGCATCGGCGTATATGAAAACCTGCAGGCTCCGCTCCGTGATACGGTCCAGTTCGCGACCGAGCTTGTCGGGCAGCTCTCCGAGGCGCTCAACGAGAATGGTCTGGAAGGCCTTGTCTCGGCTGCGGGCGACGTGCTCTCTGAGGTTCTCCTCAAGATCACGAGCGAGCTTCCGAAGTTTATTGACATTGGCGTCAAGGTCATTAAGAGCTTGATCTCCGGCCTGCTCAAGAACAAGAAGACGCTCGTTGACAGCGCGATCGAGATCGGCAAGGTCTTACTCAGCGGGCTCGGCTCCATTCTCGGAGACCTGGCGCTTGCAGCCCTTGAGATCATCACCACTCTCGCAGACAGTCTTGCGAAAGATGCGCCCACTCTGATTCCCGCCGCGGTCGAGGCGGTCCTGCAATTCGTTGAAGGACTCCTCAGCACGGAAAATATCAGCGCCCTTATCGACGCCGCGCTTGCGCTGCTGACCGGTCTTGTTGAAGGCCTGATTGCCGCGGTGCCGGTTATCATCGAGGCGGCCCCCGTCATTATTGAGAATCTCGTCACCGCGATTCTTGATAACCTGCCGCAGATCATCGAGTGCGCGATTACGCTCTTAAACGCCCTCACACAGGGCTTGCTCGACAATCTGCCGCTCCTGGTCGACGCTGCGATCGAGCTGACCCTCGCAATCGCCGAAGGCTTGATCGAGGCGCTGCCCGATCTTATCGACGCCGCGCTTGATCTCGTGGATGCTCTGGTCGACACGATTTTTGAAACCGACTGGCTCGCGCTCGGCGCGAAGATTCTCGAGTCGCTTGTCAAGGGTATTCTCTCCTTGATCGGCTCACTCTTCGAGGCCGCGGGTAAGATCGTCTCGACGATTTGGGATAAGATCACAAATACAGAGTGGTTCCAGAAGGGCGCCGAAGTCCTCACAAAGATCATCAACGGCATCAAGAGCATTTTTACGACCCTCGGTCAGACGGCAAGCGATCTCGTCAAAAAGATCACCGACAAGATCACGAATACCGAGTGGTTTAAGAAGGGCTCGGAAATCCTCACGAAGATCATTGAGGGCATCAAAAGCCTGTTTTCTAACTTGGGGCAGGCTGCGAGCGATCTCGTCAGTCAGGTTTGGGACACGATCACAAATACCAACTGGCTTGACCTTGGCCGCAACATCATCGAGGGTATCGCCAACGGTGTCTCGAACGCAGTCGGTACGCTCGTCCAGGCCGCAAAGAACGTCGCGAACAGCGCGCTCAATGCGATCAAGTCTGCGCTTGGCATCGCCTCTCCGTCTAAGGTATTCGCCAAAGAGGTCGGCCGCTGGATTCCCCCTGGAATCGGCAAAGGCGTTGACCAGGCTATGCCTGAACTGACCGACGATATGCGCGCCCAGCTTCAAGACTTGATCGATGATGCGAATATCTCTGTCGCGACCGAAGTCGGCGGGCTCAGCAGCAAGCTCGCGCTCACAGCAAACTCCGGTTCTGGCAGCGGTAGCCACTCGCAGACCATTACCAACGACAACGGAATCATTGTCTATGTGACCTATAACGGCGACGGCTCCGAAGAGGACGCACGCCGCGTAGGTAAGCAGATCGGCGCTGAAACAGCGCGCGAAATCCGAAGAAGGGGGCTTGCACCGACATGACCGGCGATAGCTTTAGCTTCGGCAGATATAACAGCGTAGACGACTGGGGCCTGATGGTGATTGCTTACGACTACTTGCTTCCTCCAAAGCGAGCTCGTAAGATCACCATTCCTGGCCGCTCTGGCACTTATGACTTCGGCGCGAAAAACTGGGAAGAGCGCACCTTGCGCATGACCTGTACGCTGACGCGCCAAGTCACAAAGGCTGAGTTTCGCGAGATCATCTACGCCCTCAGCAAAAAGGCTCGGCTCCGCCTTTGGAACGAGCCTGACAAGTATTATATTGCCGAGCTCTATGACCCTGCTGAGGTTCAGGACTACTACCTTGAAACGGGCCGCGAATTCGAGCTTAACTTCATCGCCGAGCCGTTCGCGTACGGCCCGACGATCACCACGCCGCTTGAGAACGGACGCAACAAGATCGCGTATCAAGGCACGGCGGAAACGCCATGCATGATTGTTCTGCGCAACGTCTCTTCGAGCAACGTCCAAAATATCACGATCACTGCAACGAAAAGGAGTGACTAAGCTATGTATGCTTGCGACTACCTTGAGACCGGTTTTCTGAACGTCCTGCGCGGCGTCACCTTCGCCGCCCCGACAAAAGTCTACCTGGCCTTGTTCCTCAATGACCCTGGCGATTCTGGCGCGGCCGGCACCGAAATCAGCTACGCGGGCTATGCTCGCATGGAAATCGCCTTCTCCGAGCCTGCGGCCTCGAACGGCGGTATCGGTATTCAGAATCTTTCTGACATTACCTTCGCGGCACCGGCCGACCCCGCGGGCACCGTGACGCACATTGCGATCATGGACTCCCTTGTCGGCGGCAATATGCTCGCCCGCAGCGAGCTGACTGAAAGCCTGGTTATCGGCGCGAATGAGCCGCCTGTCTTCCTGGCCGGCGACGTGCTCTTCTACCTGACAGGCAATATGTCGAACGCCTTCAAGACAAAGCTCCTGAATCTCTTTCGCGGTACATCTATCGTCGGCATTTCTCCGCATTTCTCCCTCTGGAACGGCTCTCCTGAGGAGACCGGCTCCGAGCTTGCCGGTGATAACTACGCCCGCGTTGCGCTGACGTTCTCCGCGCCGAGCGAGCAGGCGAGCGGCCAGATGCTCGTGCAGAACTCTCTCGCCGTTTCCTTCAACCGTCCCTCGACTCCGTGGGGCGTCTGGACCTATTCGGCGATCTACTCTGCAGCAACGGGCGGCGAGCCTGTGTACTTGCAGGAGCTCACCGAGGCGATCACAATCAAGAAGGGCTATATGCCGACGATCGACGTCGGCGCGTTGAAGGTGGGATTGAACTAATATGTTTAGCTTTGACCGCTTCAATTTATCCAGGTTTTCCCTGGGAAGTCAGGACAACACAATTCACATTGAGCTGCTTCTCACCGAAAGCCTGGAATCTGTTGCCGGCGTAGCTATTCCGGTCGAGACGACCGCCTTCTTCAATGATATTCTCCGCGGTACTGCGCGCGGCGCGATCGGCATTGCTTCGACCTTTGAATCGTACGCAGCAATGAACAGCGCCGCGCTTATGCAGGCGAATATCATCGTGAAGGGCTTATTCGGGGACACCTTGCAGGCCATGTCTGACGGCGCGCAGAACTCCATGATCGTCAACGTGCTTGCTGATAACCTTGGGGCGAGCTCGTATGCGAGCGCTGATATTCTCTGGCATGAGGTCTACGCCGAGGCGCTTACTTCACTGGCGAGCGTGGTCAAGGATATTTTGATCGACCCGTTGCTCTATGAAGTGCTCGGCTCGGTCTCTGGCGCAGGCACGCAGTCCACGGAGCAGGTCTCTGTTACTGTCACAATTCCGCCTGGTGGCGAGCTGCGTATTGACAGCGACACGTTCCGAGTCCTGCTGAATGGCGAGAACGTTCTCGATAAGCAGTCTGGCGACTGGCTCATGCTCTCGCGCGATCTTCTCTACCTTGACATTGAGAGCGCAATCGGCAATGGCTTGTCCGGTAACCTGATTTATACAGAGAGGTACTTGTGATATGCTTGAGATTTTTGATAAAAGCCGCAAGCGTATCGCGATCGCCGAAAACGCGAGCGGCGTAGAGGAAGAGCGCAAGATCAACAGCCTTTGGTACCTTACTTTTTCGCTTCCGTACAACGACGCGAAAAATGAGTATTGTCAGCCCTTCAACTACGTCCGCTACAACGGCGGCGAGCTCTATCGCATTATGCCGGTCGACGCGGAGATCACCGAGACCGGCCTTTTGACCTATCAATGCGAGCACGTTCTCGCGACCTTGATTGACAACGTGCTCTTCGGGTACCACGTCGTAGGCAACCGAGGAACCTACACGGCCGACTGTATTCGCTATGTGCTGAATCGGCAGCGCGTTCAAAACTGGGTCCTTTATGAGTGTGACTTCGCACGACAATTTGAATATGGCTGGACACAGGAGACCTTGCTCTCGGCCCTGTTCTCGATCGCGACGCCGCTCGCCGACTATATGTGGGTAACTGATACCAGCGTCTACCCGTGGCGTCTCTCCCTCAAGTCGATCGGCCTCGGGCAAAAGCCGCAGCTCTATGTGCGTTCGGGCTGGAACATGCTCTCGTATGGTTCTGGCAGCGACCCGCAACAGATTTGTACCAGGCTTTACCCCCTGGGCTACGGTGAAGGCGTCAACCAGCTCACGATCAAGAGCGTCAACAATGGTCTCGAGTACATTCAGAGCCCGCAGGAGTATATCGACAAGTATGGTCTCATTGAACGAATCTGGATTGACCGCCGTTATGAGGACCCCGCAAGCCTTCTCTCCGCGGCGCAAGTCATGCTGAACGAATTGCAGGACCCCTTGCAGCAATTCGAGATCAGCTTCGCCGAGCTCGACGAGTCCGACTACAATGTCGCGCAGATCGGCAAACGTGTCCGTATTTTACAGACTGAGCTCGGAACGCAGATCGATACCTATGTTACCGAGCTCACCTATAAATACGACGACGTACCAAGCAGCAAGATCATCGTCGCGAATAAGAGCACCGATATTGCGTCCAGCGTCGCCGATATGGCCGACCGGCAGCGAATCGAGCAGGCGTACGCCCAGGGCGCAACGCAGCTCTACTCGCAGTCGCTTCAAGCCAACTGCGACTCGCAGAACGGCGCGGTCATGGACTTCTACCTTCCTGAGGATATGCGAATCGTCAATAAGATCGTCGCGAAGGTCCGCGTCGGCAGCTTCCGCGCCTACTCCAAGGCGACGAAGGCCGCAGAGTCTAAGATCGTTTCCTCAACGACCGCGGCGCAGCAAACCTATTCAAGCTCGTCCGGCGGCGGTTCCACCTCGACAACCTCGTCCGGCGGCGCGCAGACGTCCAGCGCTACCGCGCTGCGCAGCTCGAATATTCTACCGAGCGAGACTACCGGCCAGGCCGTGCATAACCACGCTATTCCTGATGGCGCAAGGCTTGCCCTGACGAACAACGGACAGGCAGTAAGCGGCTATGTTACGTGGGTACCGTCAGGTGCGCATGTCCACCCTTCGCATTCGCATGAGATCAGCGATCACTCTCACAGCGTTCGCATTCCGAGCCATTCTCATAACGTCACGATTCCAGGGCACAGCCACAATATTACGATTCCCGCGCATGAGCACAGCATCACGCCGGGTATTTATTTCTATGGCAGCCCGAAATACTTTGACCTCTATGTCAACGGCAAAAAGAAGGCGACGATCTCCTCGACCGATACGGAGCTCGACTTGACGCAATACCTCGTAGACACCAGCTCCAAGCTGATTCCGCGTGGCTCCTGGCTCTCGATCGAGATCAGGCCGAACGATCTCGCCTACGTCAGTATTGACATGTTCGTCCAGGGCTTCGTGCAGTCCAGGGGCGACGCAACAGTTTAACTCTCAGGAGGTAAAACACTTTGGAGACTATGTATAAGGGCATTCCCTTCTCTCCGCAGGTCGCCCTCGCCGACGGTATCGGCGCAGGTGACACCACGATTCCCGTTACCGATATTTCCGCCTTCCCCGACGCCCCGAACCTCGCAACGATCGGCACGGACGAAGACGGCGAAACGATTCTCTACACCGCGAAGACGACGGACTCTCTTTCCGGTTGCACGCGCGGCGTAGAGGGCACGGCAAAAGCCTGGCCTTCCGGTACCACGATCGCCCGCAACTTCACCAACAAGGACTTCGACGCCTTACAGAAGAATATCCAAGAGGCAAAAAAGCAGGCCGATCAGGGCGTCGGCGACGCCGCTTCTGCGAAGAGCGCGGCGGCTACCGCGCAGAGCACCGCTAACGCGGCCGGTACTGCCGCTTCTGGCGCGCAGAGTGCAGCCAACGCTGCGGGGACCGCAGCAAGCAATGCCCAGACCGCCGCAAATAACGCGCAGACCGCGGCCGATGATGCGCAGAGCGCCGCTGATGATGCCCAGAGCACTATTGACGAGCACGCCGCGAACAAGCAGAATCCGCATGGCGTGACCGCGGCCCAGGTAGGTGCGGCAGCCGCGTCTCACAAGCACGGCAACCTGACGAGCGACGGCAAGCTCGGCTCGACTGCGAATCTCCCTGTCTTCACCGGCACGGGTGGTCTCGCGCAGGCTGAGGCCGTACTCTCGGCGGCTGCAAAGCTGGGGCGCGGCTATGGCGCTTGCTCGACCGCCGCCGCGACGAAGGCGAAGACCGTAACGCTCTCGGGCTTTGCGCTCATTACCGGCGCGATCGTAGGCGTGAAGTTCTCCTACGACAACACCGCGGCCGCGCCCACATTGAACGTCAACAGCACTGGCGCAAAGTCGATCTACTACAAGGGCGAGGCCGCCGCGGCTGGGCTCCTCAAGGCCGGCTACGTCTATCTCTTCCAGTACAATGGCGCGCAATATGAACTCCTGAATCCAGTCGCGCAGAGCGGCGGCGGCTTCTATCCCGCAATCGTCGTGACTGCCCCCACAGGCTCCACGGTGACCGCCACGGACGGTGAGACCTCTCTCGTGGGAACAGAGGTAAGCGGAAAATGGACCTTCCAGATTCCATCCTATGGCGTGTGGAATATCACCGCTACGCTGAACGGCCAGACGGCTACCACGAGCGTCTCTGTCACGGAGGTCAAGCAGTACACCGTCACGCTGACCTACTTCGCTGCAACGATCGCGGTCACATATCCATCGGGCTCGACCTGTACTTGCTCGAATGGCACGACCACGCTCACCGCGCCGAACACGACCGGCAGCTACACATTTACCGTCCCGAGCGCCGGCACCTGGACCGTCAAGAGCACGAACGGCACGGACACCGCCCAGCAGGCTGTTTCGATCACGACCAGCGGTCAGAGCGTGAGCGTGACCCTGTCCTATAAGCCGACTGCGAGCACGAGCGCCAAGTCTGGCGTCAACTATACGACCGGCATTTCGAGCCTGACCGCTGAGAAGATGAGTCTCTATGCTGAGGCGATCTCTCGGAACAGCGCGATCACGAACACGACAAGCACGGTCTATATCGACGACGGCGCGAGCCACTACAAAATCAGCGTTGGCGACTCGATCAATATCGCGATCAATGGTACCTCGTACGCCTTTAAGATCATGGGCTTCAACCATGATACCCTGACGACCTCCACCGCGTATGGTTCTGCGACTGTGACCGGCAAGGCGGGTATGACCTTGCAGATGGCTGACTGCCTGGCAGGTAAGGCGCAAATGAATAGCTCTAACACGAATAGCGGCGGCTGGGAAAACTGCGCCATGCGTAAGAGCAACATGGCGACCTATCTCAGTCAGCTCACGAGTGCCTGGCAAAACGCCGTTAAGCAGGTCAATAAGCTCTCCTCGGCCGGCAGCCAGAGTACAACGATCAAGACGACCGCCGATAAGCTCTTCCTCCTGTCTGAGGTTGAGATTTTCGGTTCTACCTCTTACTCGGTTTCTGGCGAAGGCACGCAATATGCGTACTACAAAGCCGGCAACAGCAAAGTTAAGAATGTAAGCGGGTCTGCGAGCGGCTGGTGGGTGCGTTCTCCTTATGCGAGCGGCACTACCCACTTCTGTATTGTCAACAGCAACGGCAACGCCTACCCCAACCACGCCAGCGGCTCGTATGGCGTGGCCTTCGGCTTCTGTGTTTAATCTGTAATCTACAAATATCTGCGGCCCGTAAGGGCCGCGGAAAGGAAAATGCTTATGTCAGTCTACAAATCCAAACGCGGCGCCAGCTCTGCACAGTTCGTTGAGACCGCGAGAAAGCTGCAGGTCCATACCCTTGAGCAGTGCCTCAAGGTTCCGAAAAGGTACACCTTCTACTTGACGCAGAAGATCATGGACCACGCAAGCACCGTCTACGATGAAGTCACGATGGCGAACAGCATTTTCCCGATCAACCAGCATGAGGCCCAGCTCCGGAGAGATCACTTGATCGCGGCAAATGCCAAACTTCAAGCTCTCGACCGGCAACTGGGCCTTCTTGCAGGCGTCCTCTGGAAGAACCCTGAGAACTTCAAAGGCTTTGACAACGCCTTCACGGTTTGGGGCGAACTTATCATCGAGGAGGCCAAACTCATTTCCGGTATCAGGCGCTCAGATCGCGCCCGATATAAAAATCTTCCTGAATAACTGGGTCAAGTCCTGCATTGTTGCCCTGTCTGCGAACAACTGGTGGGAGCGTTCTCCTAATGCGAGCAACACTACCAACTTCTGTAATGTCAACAGCAACGGCAACGCCAACAACAACAACGCCAGCAACTCGAATGGCGTGGCCTTCGGATTCCGTTTATTTCCTGGTGAGACCGAGTAACTCTCTTTAGAGCGAAAGCAGGACCGATACGGAAGGAGGACTTGCTTCCCTGGCCGTCGGGCCAAAAACACTCCGTCGATGCGGCCGTCTAGACGCTGCTTGCATGGCTCGGGAGCGTGCGGGTACCGAGTTTCATGGACGGCGCCGCTACGCAGTTATAACACGCGCTCTATAAATACCACTGTACGAAGGAGACAATCTAATCTATGACAAGCGAAGAGCGGCACGAGCTTAGGTATCAACGCCGCTGTCAAAGAAGGCAGGCCAAAAGGCTCGCGCGCAGCATTGCTTGCGGCAGCTTTGAGGAAACCTTTTCTTTTAGCAATCTATTTCAGGCAGGACAAACCTGCTGCAAAAATGTCAACTGGAAATGCTCGACGCAGCGCTACCGAATGAACATCATCTCGAACACTGCAAAGACCCATGCGCAGTTGATGGCTGGAACGTATAAAAGCCGAGGATTTTACGAGTTTGACATTTACGATCGCGGAAAATGGCGCCATATCCGCAGCGTCCATATCACAGAGCGCGCCGTTCAGAGAAATCTCTGCGATCAAGTTATCACAAAGGTTTTTCAACCAGCTTTTATCTACGATAATGCCGCGAGCATCAAAGGTAAAGGCATCGACTTCGCAATGGACCGGCTCAACTGCCACTTGCAGCGGCATTTCCGCAAGCACGGTCTCAAAGGCGGTATTCTCGTCTTCGACTTCAAGGACTACTTCGGCTCGGCACAGCACTGGACCGTCAAGAACGAGCTCGCCCGTCGTGTTCACGACCCGAAGACCAGAAAGCTCGCGAATGACTTCCTCGAGAACTTCGGCCCAGTCGGGTACGGTCTCGGCAGTCAAATCTCGCAAAATGCGGCCCTCATGCTTCCGAACAAGCTCGACCACATTATCAAAGAAGAGCTTCAAATCAAGGGCTACGGCCGCTATATGGACGACGGCTATTTGATTCACGAGGATATTCACTATTTGGAGTATTGCCTCGAGAGAATCAAAGAGGTCTGCGCCGAGCTGGGTATCACGCTCAACCTGCGCAAGACCAAAATCCGCCCGATCACACGCGGCATTGTATTCCTCAAAACGAAGTTCATCTTGACGGAGACCGGCCGAGTCCTTCGCAAAATGAGCCGTGCGTCCATGCGCGCGATGAAGAGAAAGCTCTTCAAGTTCCGCAAGTGGTACGAGGCCGGCGAGTTCTCGCTCGAGGATATTCGCACCGCCTATGACAGCTTCAAGGGACACATGCGACGGGGCGACAGCTTCAAAGCCGTCGCGCGTATCGATCTATTTTTCAAGCATCTTTTCGGGTTCCACCCGAACGATAAAACGAAATGGAGGGCAACTAATGTACCGAATCGTAAAAGATGGGATTACTCTGGGGCTGACCGAGCAACCAAACTTTGTCGAGCCACTTGAGAATGGCTCCTGGGGGCTATGTGGCGAGTCCAGGGCTCACGGTATTGCCTGGGAAGGCAAAGTATATGGCCTTGAGGGGAAGTCCACCACGGACGACCTGGAGCGCGTTACGCTTGCCTTCGTGGACGCGGGCACGCTCACTACCGAGGCCGTGGCCGTACAGTCGATTCTCTTCGTAAACGCTGCGGAAAGCGGCGCGGTAGATGACACGACCGCTAACGAGCACGTTGACCTGTTTGCTGCCTGGGCCTACCCGATCACCTATAAGACCGGCAATATTCGCAAATACGGCAGCCAACTCTACCGCTGCCTGCAAGATCATACCTCGCAGGCTGATTGGACGCCCGATGTCGCCTCCAGCTTATGGAAAGCTACCGCCGACCCTGCCGAAGAGTGGCCGGCTTGGTCTCAGCCGCAAGGCGCGCATGACGCCTACGCCAAGGGTGCAAAGGTCTCTCACTCTGATAAGCACTGGACCTCTAACGTGGACAACAACGTCTGGGAGCCTGGCGTTTATGGCTGGACGGAGGTAGCTGAATGACGCTTTACCAGGTCCTCAGCCTTTTCGGCGCCGGCGGCCTGCTTGTCGGCGTTTTTCGTTTGCTGTTCGCCCAGATCAAGGGCGTTCGGCTCGGCGTACAGGCGCTCCTCAGGGCGCAGATGATCGCCGACTATAACAAGTGGAGCGAACGGGGGTACGCCCCGATCTATGCTCGCGAAAATTTCATCAACTGCTGGACGCAGTATCACAGCCTGGGCGTCGACGGTGTCATGGACGACCTGAAAGCGAAGTTCCTGGCGCTGCCGACCGACCACCTGCAGGCTGAGAAAGGAGATTTGGAATGAACGAAAAGATCATCAAGAGACTCGGCAATCTGCTGAGCGTCAAGTCGATCGTCACCCTGGTCCTGACCGGCGTGTTCGCCTATATGGCGATCGTCGGCAAGATCAGCCAGGATTTTATGACGATCTACGCCGTCATTATCGCCTTCTACTTCGGCACCCAGTCCCAGAAGACCCAGGACGCGATTGACGGTATCGGCAAGGAGGTCTAAAGCTATGACACCTGTTCAGCGTGTACTCGCTACCGCCCGTTCAGAGAACGGGTACCTCGAGAAGGCGACAAACGCCCAGCTTGAGGACAAGACCGCGAACGCCGGTTACAACAACTGGAACAAGTTCGCAGCCTTCCTGGACGATCTCGAGGTCGTCTACAACGGTAAGAAGAACGGCTACGCATGGTGCGACTGCTTCGTAGACTACTGCTTTATTTACACCTTCGGCCTTGAGCTCGGAATGGCTATGACCTTCCAGCCGAAGAAGGGCGCAGGCGCGGGGTGTACTTACAGCATGGGCTACTACAAGAAGGCTGGCCGCTTCTTCAAGGACCCGCAGCCTGGTGACCAGATTTTCTTCACGAACGACGGCGGCGCAAGCTCGTACCATACCGGCCTCGTGGAGAAGGTCGAAGGAGGCAGGGTCTACACGATCGAGGGCAACACCTCAAGCGCGCCTGGCGTCGTCCCGAACGGCGGCGCGGTGCGTGACAAGAGTTATTCGCTCGGCTACAACCAGATCGCGGGCTACGGCCGGCCTGATTGGAGCCTTGCGGGAGAGGAGACTGAGGAAATGACGCAAGATCAATTCAACGATATGTTCAAGGTCGCAATGGCGGCTTACCGCGCGGAGCTGCAGGACAACGACTGCAGCAGTTATAGCGCCGAGGGCCGTCAATTTATGATCGACAAGGGCCTCATGGTTGGCGGTAACCCGCTGCCGAACGGCGAACCGAATTACATGTGGCAGGACTTCCTGACCCGCGAGCAGTTCGCGGCCGTGCTCTTCCGGTACGCGAAGGCCCTGGGCATTGCCTGATGGGGCGCTATGAGAAAAAGCCCTCAAAGAAGAAGGTCAAGATCGAATGGAGCAAGCTCGTATGCCTGTTGACGATTCTCGCCGGTCTCTTGATCGTGCAGGAGTGCCTCTTCCTTATGTACCTCTGCATCAAGGGGGGCTACACCGCTACGGCTGCCTGGCTTACCGCTGCGACCGGCGTAGGCGAGGCGGTTATCATTGCCGGCGCGAACGGGTATCTCGGGCTTGCCAAGTCCGATCACAAACGCGGCGGTATTACGTTCGAGGCCGCCAAAGCAAAAGACTTCACCGAGGACGAGGATAAAAACAGCCCTCCGATCTAACTGAAAAGCCCTCCTGCGGATTCGTCCGCGGGAGGGCCCTTTTTCTTTTTATATCTTGCGGCCGTTATACGCCAACTTTTCGACGAGCTCGCCGGTGGGCGCGTAGACTTCGCAAGCGAGCCAGTCTGACGCGGCGAGATCATTATTCAGCGCAAAGGCTCGAGCTGCCTGAGCCGGTTCTGCGACCTCGTGCAAGCGCTCTTCGCAGACTCGGCCCGTGTCCATATACCGGACGAGAAGATCATATTTCATCGTTGCCGGTCTCCTTCGCTACCAGGTCCAGGATAAACCGGTTGACGCTCTTGCCGACGCTCGCCGCAGCTTTTTGAATATAGTCCTTCTGGCCTTTCTTCACCTTCAGCTCAATGCGCTCGTAGGTTTTGCGGTTATAGCGTTCCGTCGCTTCTCGCTGAGCGTCCGAGTAGGCCATGCGTCCACCGTCCTTTCGATTAACCGCCTTTAAGTAGTCGGCCCACGGGGAAAAATCTGCGTCGAAAAGCATACAATGCGTTTCGTCATAGCAAAGATCAAAGAGCTTTTTGACTTCAAAGCATTTACTAAAATGCTCTGCCGAGCGTCGTACGGTCCAGTTGGTAGCCTTCACGGCGTCAGCGCAATGAGTAAGCGCCGAATAGCTGTAACATGCGCGTTGCCTGTCCATAAGCATTTTCCTTTCTGTCAAGAGGTTACCTTTCGCAGCGCGCTTACCGCTTGAAGCTCGTGAGCTGGGCGGCGCTGTCCGCATTCTGTTTTATCCTCTTGACATTTTTAATTTTACCGTGTTTAGTAAGTTTCGTATGCCGACGAACTGCTCGAGGTTTTACTGATTTCGCTAAGCACTTCTGACAGGTCTCGCCGATCAGGCCTTGCGGGCGTCTGCCGCATACGCAACCGCCTCTTCGTAAGTATCGAAGTAGTTGTGGTACTCGTCGCAAGTCTTATTTTCGCTCATGTGATTCTCAGGCTTGCAATCGGCCTCGATCGGCGCGAGATTGACTTTTACCTTGCCAGAGTCAAAAAACTTGGTGACAACATGCCAGAACGTCATAGGGGTGTACCTCCTTCAAAAATTAAGCATTTACAAATCAAGTGGAACGATATATAATGAAAGGCATCTTGGAGCCTAGCCGGTCTTGCGACCGGCCAGGCTCGCGGGTGATTAGCGGTTATTCATCTTCGAGAAGCTCATAGAGCTCTTCTTCGGAGACAACCTCGATCTGTCGACCGTCGACCTTACCGAGGTAACCGTAAGGGGTGTAGCCATCAGGCATTTTACGCACCTCCTTTCTTAGAGCTTGCAGGTAACGGCTGCGAGCTCTTTCTTTTTGTCAAGCTCCTTTCCTCTTGACATTTATAATTTTACCGCGTTTAGTAAGTTTCGTATGCCGACGAACTGCTCAGCGTTTTCAGTAAAAACCTGTTGAGTTCTGCCGATTTACAACGCTTACTAAACGCGGTAAAATTGATATTGTGAGAGAAGGGGCTCTCCATTTTTATACGGTCGACATTATACGAAGAATCCGCCCATTCCTTTATACTAATAATAGTAAAAAGGAAAGGACGGTGGACGCGCCCTTGATAAAGAGCTGCATAACTGCCACAGATTCCTCGCGAATGAACTT